CGCGCGGGCGATCCGCTCGCGGGTGTACTTTTTTCGGTCGCGTAACGCGCCGCTTGGAAAATGCGCGCGGTCGAACCCGACGAAATCCGCCAGGGTGTGTTGCACGGGGGAACTGGTCGACAGGACCGACCGACACGCCGCGACGACCGCGGCCCGGTTGAACTCGAGGAGTTCCGCCCGCGTCGGGAACCCGTTATCGATCCAGGCGGGGGCGCGCATGTCACAATCCCGCCGACGTTTTCCGGGTGTGACACGCGGAGCAGAGCGTTTGCCAGTTCCCGAGTTCGTCCCAAAACAACCCGCGATCCCCACGGTGGGGGACGACGTGATCGACATGGGCGCCGAGCGTCACGCGCCGAGCGTCGAAGCATTGCGACATGATCGGCGCCTGGTCGCCTGGCCGCATCCCACAAAGCGGGAACCGGGCGCGGAACAGCGCGGCGCGGCGGGCCCACCGATTTCCATACCCGCGCGCCTGGCGCGACCCGCGGACCTGGTCGACGGCGCGGGCGTGCGTCGAGCAGCGCGCCCCGCGGTCGAGGATCGTTCCACACCCGGGCTCGTCGCAATACTTCATTTCACGCGGCCCACTTCAATTCATGGTCGTCGAACATCCCGGGCGGGGGTTTGGGTAATCGGTTGTGGTACCGCTCGTGGCATTCTTCGCAGAGCGGGATCAGGGTGTGCCAGTCCTCGCGAAACGGTACGTCGCTGTAGTTGCGATGGTGCATTTCGACCGGCCCGTGATGATTCGTGTTCATGAGACAGCGGTATCCCCAATCCTTCCGAGCGGCCGCGGCGATCGCGCGGAATTCCGGGGTCGCGGTGTACTCCGCATAGGTTCCAGGCCAGAACCCACGACGACGGGGCGCCGCGGCTTCTGGCGCGAATGGGATCACACGGGCCGTGATTGGTATCACGGGCGGGGGGTCGTCGACGGGGAGCGGGGGTGTGTTGATGAGAGCATAAACTTTCGGACGCGGCGCGACGTCCGCCGTGATCACATGACGTACGCGCCCGTCGTCGTAAATTTCGATCTTCAAATCGGCCGTCGCCGTGTTTCTCACGGGGTCGATCCCTTCCATGTCCCACCCGCCAAACCTCGCGGGTATTTGCTCCCCTCGTCGGATCCTTAGCGTTTGTTTCGGTGTCGGAATGACCATCTTGTTATGCTCCCTTCGGATCGGGCGCGGCGCGGTCGATCAGGTCCAGGATCCGATTCACGACCGCGGTCGTGTTGGGCGTCGCGACGACCCCTAAACGGAGTTCCAGCGTCCGATCGTCGACGGCCGTCAACCGGACCATATGCGTCACCGCGGCGGGGATTTCCGCCCCCGTCGGGACGTAATAAATTTTCATCACGTACTGCTGTACCGTCGGGTTTTCCGCCAGGTATTTGTCGAGCGTTTCCTGTACGTCGATTTCGTGTGTCGGTCGGTCCATTGTTTTACTCCCGGATTAGTTGAATGTCGCTCACGTTCCCGCATTTCCGACACACGGCGCGCCGCGCGATATAGGCGCCGCACTGTACGCAATGGGCGCGGCCGTCGCCCGCCCATGTCCCGACCTGGCAACGGTGACGGTACGGGGTCCGACCGTCGCGGCGCCGCGCGAACAGCCCGCCGCAATGGGGACACACGACCCGCGCGATCGGGCCCGTCACCGCCAGGCCCACACGACGATCCACGCGAGCCCGCCGACGACCCCGACGGGGATCGCGATCAGGATCAACGCGAGCGTCATCGCGACGACCTGGTACCCGATCCAGGCGATCACTTTGTCCGCGGTCTGGAACCGTCGTTTCCATGTCGTCATCCTAAAAACCCCTCGATTTCTTCGGACGGGAACAGATCCGCGGGATCGTCGACGGCCGCGCGCGTCGTCGGCGGGTTCCCGAGCGCGAACACGGTCAGCGGGAGATCGACGTCGAGGAACCGCGCGAAGTACCAGAGCGCGCCGCGTACCGCGTCGTCGTCGCTCGCGAATGAACCCGCGCGCTTGATTTCATCGATCGCGGTCTGCTCGTCGGCCGACCAGGTCAGGACCATAGGTTCCCCCGTTACACTTCGCGGATCGTGATCCCGTACAACGCTTCGACGATCCGTTTTCGCAACCGGTACGCGGTCGTTTTCGTCGGCCCGGTTTTCGTATCTTCGATCACGACTTCCCCCGTGAACGTGTCGACGTACCGGAAGTCGGCCCGGTACCGCCCGACGTCGACGCGCCGCCCGTCGGGGCGCCAGAGTTCGACGACCAGGATCGGGAATTCGGGCTGTAATTCCAGGTCGCGGATCGCCCCCGCGGTCTGGAGTAGCTTCAACCGTTCGTACCGCCGCGCTTCCTTCCGCGAGTCGAACCGGACCCCGTCGACCAGGGTTTTGACCGCGTGGTATTTGTTCGCGCGGAGCGGCGCGACCTGGTCGTCGCGACCATACGCGCGCGTCCAGGCGTCGCGGTCGGTCGACGTCACGGGTTCCCGTTCCCTTCGTACGCGCGCCGCGATCGGTCCTGGACGACGAGCTGCTCGACGGCGATCACTAAGCGTTCGAACGCTTGCGACGCGTTCCATAGGCGGTGCGCATGTCGACGGGCGTCGAGCGCGACGCGGCCGACGGTGTTCGGCGCGTCGCCGAGCGTGTCCAGGAAATGCGCGGCCGCGCGGAGATCTTCCAGGACCAGGGACGCGATCGGGTTCGGGAGTAACGGCGCGGTCATTGTCGCCACTGTCCCGAGGTCGCGAGCGGCGCCAGGATGAAATCGGACGACGTCGCTTCGCGGAACACGACGTTGTCGACCGTGATCTGAATCGACAGGAACGGATAGATCACCGCGTACGAATAGGAAATCGGGGTCGCTTCCAGGGACAGAAAAACCGAGTCACCCGAAATCGTGAACGTCTGAAAATACGGGAGCGACGTCACGACTTGCCCGAGCCCGTCGACGGGCGTCGAGTACCGGATCCGTACGCTCGACGGGTTCCCCTGCGCGCGGAACTGGATCGTATGTTTCACGACGACGGGCGCGGGGTTCGGGATCGGGGTCGGGTCATTCGGGAGATTGATCACGGTCGTCGGTCGACACGCGATCGCGGTCAGCGCGATCACGGTCAACAGCCAGATCCGCCAGGTCAGATTTCGCACCAGGAACCCCCTTCCACAGTTTTTCCACAGCGTTTTCCACAGCCTAATTACTTGCGGGTGTTGGGCCCACCCGGATTTTGCGGCCGAAATTGGGATCCCGCTTTCTTGTTTTGGTTTTTGTTTTGTCTTGTCTTGTACTGTGGCGATACAAAATCCGCACAACCCGCGCAGAATTAGGCGCGCGCTCATTTGTCGCCGCCTGTCCAGTCGATCGGGAGTTGTCCCGAGCGCGCCAGGCGCCGCGCGTATTGATCGCCGCGCCGTTCCATCGCGGGGATCCAGAGCCCGCGGTACAGATCCCACGCGTCGCGCCGGAAATGTCCCGAGCGGGTACAGACGTCCACGAGCGTCGTAAATTGATCGGCGGGTAACATGCTCGCGGCGACCAGGTCGTCGACGGGGAACGGCGCGCCCGTTGAATCGACCCCCTGACCCGGTCGGCGCCCATGTCGCGCGACGTGACACCACAGCCCGACGAGCCCGCCGAATCCCGCGGGCCCGAGCGCGCGCACGACGGCGCGGACCTTCGGATCGTCGGGCGCGTCCGCGTCCAGTTGAAACCATTTCATACGCGACCCCTGGATCGCCGACGGGTCAGCGTCGACGCGTGCGGGCGGGGGTGATTGGGGGGAGCGTCGCTTTTGCGGCGCGGAGTCGCGGCAAGGTCGCGGCGAATCCATGCGGGCGCCGCGGTTTTTCGGCGCGCGGCCGTTTCAGATCCGCGAGCACATCCTCACGGCGCCAGCGGTACGGGTACTTATCCCACGGGCGCGGGGCGAACGTCCCTTGTTGGACCTGGCGCCGGATCGTCGACTGTGACAGGCGATAGATCGGCGCCAGCTCGTTGAGCGTCAGGATCACGGGGAGAGCGTCAAGATCGGACACGGGTAGAGTCGACGGTTTCACGAAAACCCCCCTTCGGTTTGCGGCGCGGCGCCAGGCGATCGCGCGGGGTTGGGGTCGCCCCGTGGGGCGTCCCTATGGGGCGACCCCTCATGTAAATCACGACCGAATAAGGGTTTTTCGTTGTCGACTTGCGCCTTCACACGGCGATTTTAGTCAGGAACGAAAAACCCACGCGCGAAATAGCCTGGACAGTGTTATGAAGGGGCGGAATTGTATTGTCAAGGTTTCAGGCTAGAATTAGTCAGAATCATACGGAACTGTGATAGGACACACCGCGCCGCGCGCGCGCTCTGACGGAGTTCGAACGACATGCCACGACAACACGCCCGGATCCGCATTGGACCCGGAATCTATCGCGACGGCGACGCGCTCGTCGGCGAAGTACGGATCGGGAGTTCACGCGCCGGGACGCAAACGCGCGCCCGCGAGCGGTTCCCGTTAGGGACCGCGGTATCAGACATCAAAGCCTGGCAACACGGCGCGCGCCATGAACTCGCGACCGCGGCGCCGCCGAGCGCGCCCGGGCGCGGATCGCTCGCGGCCGACATTCTGGAATTCGTCGCCGCGCTCCCCGAGGGCCGGTACCGCGTCGACACTGAGGATCTACTGTCCCACTGGTCGCGGAGCGCGATCGGCGCGCGCGACCGTCGCACGATCACGCGTCTGGATCTGCTCGCGGTGATTTCCGACTGGACGACGGCGGGCGCCGCGGAGAATTCCTGTAACCGTCGGTTGTCGCGGTTGCGGAAACTGTACCGCGCGTTCGACGGGCTCGACGACGGGAACCCGACCGACGCGATCCAGTACCTGCGCGAGCCCCGCGCGGAGCCCCGCGACATCCCCGCGCGGATCGTCCAGTTGATCGTGTCGTCGCTCCCCGACCAGGGGCGCGCGAAACGCGGGGAAACGCGGCCGACCGTGTCGGAAACAAAAACCCGCCTTCGCGTGATGGCCTGGACGGGGATCCCGCCCGAAACGCTCCGCCGCGTGCGGCCGCGGGATCTGGATCTGGATCATGCGCGCGTGTACCTGCGTCCGCGTCGCAAAGGCAAAGGGGTTCACGGCGCGTGGGTCACGTTGCTCCCGCTCGCGGTCGCCGCGTTTCGCGACTTCGCGGCCGCGGGGTTGTTCGGGCGTCCCTGGTCGGGCTCGAGCGTCGGGAAAACCTGGCGCGTCGGGATCGCGCGCGCGACGGCCGCGGCCGCGCGGGTCGCCGCCGAAACGGGGGATCAATCCTGGTCGAAGGAACTCGACGCGCTCCCGGCAAAATGTCGCCCGTACGACCTGCGTCACGCGTTCGCGTCGGAGATTTACCGCGAAACGGGCGACATCGGCGCCGTGTCGGAGTTGCTGCAACACGCGTCGTTCGAAACGACGAAGCGGTACACCCGCGGCGCCGTGTCCGCGCGCGTCGCGGCCGCGATCGCGAAGGCGGGCGCCGCGTACGCGACGATCCCGACGATCCCCGAGCCCGTCGCCCCCCCGTCGCGCCCCGCGTCCCGCTTGCGCTTGGTCCGCGGCGGATGAACGAACCCGATAAAATCAACCGCGTGATCGCGGGTATTCGGGTCGTCCTGGTCCTGGTCGCCCTGGCCGTTGTCGCCGTCGCGGTGATCGCGCTCGTGTGGGTCGCCTGGCGGATCTGGATGTCCCCGAAGTAAGGTCACGCCCCCGTCAGGGGGCGCCCCATTTCCCCCGCCGTGGGGCGCCCCCGAAGGCGAAACGCTTCCCGCCCGAATAACCCCCGCCCCCACGGGCGATCGTCGCTCCAGGCCCGATCGGGGGCGCCCCAGGGGGCGCCCCATGTTTCGCGATCGTGTATATTTCGGCCTATTTTTAACTAATTAAAATCAGGGTTGGGGCGACCCGCGACGCGGCCCCCGTCGGGCCCGCGTCTGTAACTAACTGATTCGGTGGGGTTTAAATAGTGGGCGCTACTGGATTCGAACCAGTGACCCCCGCCGTGTGAAGGCGGGAGTCGACGACGGAACCCGTTGCAAACGCTCGACTTGCGTCAGGGGTCGCCCCGCGGGGGCGCCCCAATGTTCGTTTTTCTACCCTATCGCGAGCGCGAAGTACGTACCCGCGACGCGGCCGCGACCTGGGCGCCCGTCACGCTCCCCGCGCGCGTACTGACCAGGCCCGCCGTCCCACACGACGGACAGACCCACGGTTCCTGGAAACAGCCCGACGCGGTCAGGTACGGCGGCGCCCACGTCGCGCCGCGGTCGTGACAACACGGCGACGGGCGCCCGTCGACCGCGAACAATTCCCCCTGCGTCACCGCGGCGCCCCGTTACGCGACTTTGAAAAACACTTGCCCCTGCGTGACAAACCCGCCCGCGGGGAGCGCGGTCTGTCCAAGTAACGCGATATTGATGTACGGGAGCCCGGGTTGAATGTAGACCAGACCCATTTGTGTCGTTCCCCCCGCCGTCAGTCGACAGACCGAAATTTCCGCGCCCGCGGGGGTCGGGACGCCCGCGGGGAGCACCATCACGACCGCAGTATCCGCGGGCCCGCTCAACACGCTGTTACTGATCCCCCACGCGAGGAACATCGTTTTCCCGATTACGGCGTATTGCATATAGTCGAGCGCGTTCACGGTCCAGGTCATGTTCAGGTTGCCGCGGAAGTTTGCCGCATTGAACGGGATCGACGCCCATTCCCCGAGCGGGTACCAGGTCGCGCCGTACGCGGGATCGGCCGTGTCGCGGATCAACACGTTCCCGTTCGCGCCGCCCGTGAATTGATGTCCGTCGTTCCAGGCCGACGGTTGAACCTGCGTCGGGTCGGGCCCGTCGGCTTTGCTACTGCGGAAACGGTGATCGAGGGTTTTTGACATTAGGTCTGCTCCAACAGTAAGCGCGCCAGGACATCATCAAACGAAAAGCGGGTCGTCGACGCGTCGACCTGGCGCCGCGGGTACGTCCCGATCGCGGTCCCGAGGTCGTCGATCGTCACCCGCTGGATCAGGAAATCGCCCGCGACGTTCGTCGGCGCGGGCAGATCAACGTGCACCGTGCGCCCGCTCCGCGTGTTCGGGTCGTGCGTCGTGTACATGATCCGCGTTTCGATCGTTTTGAACAGCGCGAGTTCCGCCAGGGCGCGCGCCCGGGCGCCCGCGTCGCTCAACCGTCGATCCTGGATGTAATGCTCGACGACCCCGTCCCCGCCTTCGACGGCCGCGAGCGCGGTTTGTGCCGCCAGGTCGTCGACGATCACGATCAGTTGGACTTCGTCGCCGATCGTGACCTTGATCGCCGGGTTCACCCCGACGAGCGCGGGGATCGTCGCGACGACCGTCCCCGCGAGAATGTCGGCGGTGATCGCCCCCGAGCCCGCCGCGGGGATCCCGGTCAGATAGAACCGCCCGTCGGTCGTCGCCCGATCGCGGTACCGGATCACTTGCTGTTCAACCAGGATCCACCCCGCCGACGGAAACCCGGTCAGCGCGTCGAGTTCGATCGCCGTCGCGCCCGCGAGCGTCGGGAGCATCCCCGCGCCCGCGCTCCCGGGCGACCCGGGGATCCCTTCGGCCGGGAGCGGCGCGCCGCCGAGCGCGGTATCGGGGTGGGGATCGGTGTACGTCGTCGTCGTGTTGTCGGGGAACGCGACGAGCTCGCGCATTTGCGACCCGCCCGCGGCGGTACGGAACAGGCGCCGTCGTACGGTCCCCGCGGGCCCGAGCGGGATCGCGCTGACCAGGACCGCGCCCGTCGTGACGCGGTTCACCGTGGGCGCCAGGTTGCCCCCGCTCGAGGGGAGCGTGTCCGAAAACGTCGTCGTCGTGTTGTCGGGGACGTGCGCGACCAGGCGGTATTCCCCCGCGCCATCTTTCCGATACAGGCGGCGGGCGACGATCCGCGGGTCGCCCGACGTCGGGATCGTCACGATCGCCCCTTCCGGGGTGTCGGCCGTCGACGTGATCGGGAGCGCGGCCGTCGGGAGCGCGGCGTCCGCCGAAATGTCGTTGATCTGTCCCGACAAATTCACGGCCATCACGAAGCGGTACGGCATGGCCGCGCCCGCGGTGGATTGGGACGTCGTCGATCGGTAGTACTTGGACGCGACGACCCGCGGATCGCTCGACGGTTGCAGCGAAATCACTTCGGTCTGAAACCCCGGGATCGTTTGGACGACGGCCCCGAGCGGCGACGGGGTCGTTTCCCCCGCCGCGGTGACGTATGTCATGCGGTACACGCGGTACCCGAGGTCGACTTCGCCCCCTTGTGACGCGTTCACGGGGACAAACCCCGCGGGCGCCGCGACCGCGCGCCCGGTCAGGACGTTCCCCCCCTTCGTCGCGACGGTTTCATTCCCCGCCGCGTCGACGAAACTGGTCGCGTACGTCGCCGTCGCCCCCGCGCGGATCGGCCCGGCGATCGGCGGGGTCGGGAGCGTCGCGGTCGTCGGGGGCGGGTCGGCGGCCGCGACAATGGTCACGGGCGCCGAGGGGACGCTCGCGTCCGACCGTCGCCCGTCGGACAGTTCCAGCGTCACCGCGTACGTGTACGGCCCGCCCGACACGTTCCCCGCCGTCGACGTGGGCGCGAGCGCGACCGCGGGGGCGCCTGGCGCCGCGGGCGGGGGGATCGGGTCGACGTTCGGCGTCCCAGGCGGGAGCGGGCCCGTCGTGTTCGCTTTCACCCCGCCCGGGTTCGTCCCCGTATAGGTGACGATCGTCGTCCCGATCTTCGCGCGCCCGCCCGCCGACGGGAACGGGATCGCCGTCGACACGGGGATCAACGTGTCGGGCGCGGGAAGCGTCGCGGCCGCGGTCGCCCCCGCCGCCTCGACAATGATCCGCGTCCTGACCTGCGTCAGATCCGCGGACACTTTGAAATCCGCAAACCGCCCGCCCGGGACCAGGGGCGCGGGCGCGGCCCCGGGTTCAGTCCCGATGAAAAAATGCAAGTCGCCGACATAGTCGACGTACCAGTACGCGCCGATTTCCCGCGCCAGGCGGGACAGCGCGCCCGACACATCTTCGAAGGTGAACGTCATTCCTGAAATCGACGGGAGCCCTGGTTGGACGTGGGCGACCGTGATCCCGGGCGCGAACCGGGTGATCAGGTCGACGACAATGGTCGTTACGCTCGCGGTCAGGTATTCCGTTGTCACCGTGCGGTGATTCAAGCGGCGCGAGAAATCGACACACGACAGGTCGTACCGGACGTGTTTCGGAATGTCGAGTTCCGCGTACTGCTCGCGGTTCGAAATCTGTCCCCCGAAAATCTGGAGCGCGGGATCGATCGCCCCGAGGTAAATCGCGATCGGGGCGCCTGGCAAGATCGGCGGGGGGGTGATCGGGTGTCCCGCGGTTTGGGCGGTCGCGAACGCGGTCGGGTCGAACGCGCCCGACCAGAACCCGCCCGCGCTGACCCCGCCCGTCGTCGCCGTCGCGAACGCGCCGCGGTCGAACGCGCCCGGGTCGAACGCGCCCGACGTCACGGGCGCGAACCGCTCCGCGGCGACGATCGTCACGGCCGCGGTGTTCGGCGCGTCGTTCAACAGGTCGTCGATCCGCACGCGCCCGACCCGCGCGAACGGGGTCACAATTTGCCCCCCGATCACGACGACGACGTCGGTCGCCGCCATCCCTACACCGTCCCAAGTCGGCGCGTGTTCCGCATCCCCGCCATGACCGCGTTTGAGACCAGGTCGGCGATCGTCGCGCGGGTTTGCGGGTCGTCGGTCCCGAGCATCCCCGACATATTGACGGTGATCGTCGTCGCCCCCGCACCGCCCGCGCCCGCGCCCGCCGCGGCGCCAGGCGTCAGCGTCCCGAGCGCGATCGGGTCACTGAGCGACGCGAACCCCGCCGCAACGTCGGCGACGGCCGCGAGCGCGGGATCGACCATGATCCCGTCGAGTCGGCCGAAATGGTCCGCGATCCCGTCGACTAGGTCAGGGACCGACGACATCCCGATAATCTGGTCGTACATCCAGCGGAACGCGTCGACGATCTTCCCCGGGAGTTTGATCACCGCTTCGACGACATAGATGAATTTGTCGAGCAGCCAGGTTTTGATGTCCTGGTACCATTGCATGACGACTTGGACCGTCGATTTGAACGCGGCGGGAAGCGTTTCGGTCAGGAACCCCGCGATCGCCGCGACGGATCGTTTCGTGATCGCGACGATGTCATCCCAATAGTACCAGACCGCCAGCAGCGCGGTTACCGCGGCGATCACGATCCCGATAATCGCCGCAAACGGCGCGAGCGCGGCGCCCGCGGCCGTCGCCGCGGCCCCGAGCCCCGCCGACCCGAGCAACGTCACGAGCGACGACAGGGACACGAGGATCGGCGCGATCGCGGCGCCGAGCGCGACCGCGGCAATGATGAACGTCTGGAGCCCTTCGGGGAGTTCCTTGAAAAACCCGAGCACCGTTTTGAGGTTGTCCGCGAGCACCGCGCCGATCTGTTCGTTGATGTCGGACATCTGATTTTTGAGGTTCGCGAGTTCCCCCGTCGTCGTTTTTAGATCCGCTTGATACTGCCCCCCGAATTTTTCGTTGATCAGTTTCAAAATATCTTCGAACTTCGCGCCTTCGGGGACCGCGTCGCCGAAAATCTTGGAGAGTTTCCCGATCGCTTCGCCGTCGCTCTGGGCGGCTTTGATCATCAGTTGCGCGGCTTCGGGCAGGGTTTTCCCCATCCCGACCGCGAGGTTCATGGTCGCTTCTAACACTTTTTGCATGTTTTCGGGGGCGACCTGGCCGAGTTGCGTGAACAGCGTTTGTGTGTCGGTGATCGCTTCGTCGGAAAACCGCGACACGCTCTGGAGTTGCGTCGCCATTTCCCCATACGCGGCGATCACGGCGGGGGACGCTTGCCCCGCGTTCTGGAGCGCGACCGTCAACCGCGACGTCGCCGCTTCCCCTTCGGCGAATTCGTTAATGAACCCCGTGACCGCTTGCGTCACGTCGCCGACAAAATCCTTCACTTGGGACGACGACAGGACGGAGTACGTCGACTTCGCAAAGTCGGCGATCCCGACCGCGGCGGTTTTGATCGACCCCGCCGCTTTGCTGATCGCCTGGTCGACGTCGGCGCCGACCTTGCCCGCCGATTCGACGAGCTCTTCCGTCGACGTCGTCGCGTCGCGACACGCGGCGATGAAACTGGAAAAATCCGCGAGGAAATTGGCGGTCAGCGGCATGCGGTCACCGGGACGCTTCGCGGTTGAGTTCGTCGATCAGAAATTCGTAATAATGCATCGGAAGATCCCACACGTCGGGGAGCGTCCACCCCATAACCCGACAGATCGCTAAGTCGGAACGGGCGCCGTCGCGCCAGGTATCGTTTTTTTTTCGGCCGCGATGTACGCGCGCATGGTGGAATCGTGCGCCTGGATCGCGCGCTGCACTTCCATGTAACTGTCCGCATCGATCGCCTCAAGCGCGGCGCGGACGACGGCCGTCGGTTGATCCCGAATGACCAGGGGGCGCCCGTCGAAATCCGTAAACGTCCAGTCGAGCAGGTACGCCAGGACGACCCCGATCCCGCTTTCCGTCGGGTCGACTTCAAACGACAGATCTTGCCCGTTCGCGGCGCGCCCCGCGTCGACGTGGAGGGGTTTCGTCGACATCTTGATCAGGGCGCGGAATTCCCCCGCGGTCAGGTACCGCTTGACCGTGATCGTGTCGCCGTCGGTCAGCGGGAGGACGTCGACTTCAGGGCGACGGACGCGTGATCCCATGTTCCCCTTCCACTGACACGGGCCCGAGCGACGCGACAAACCGCCCGCCGTCGGCGCCCCGTGTGAACGTGCGAATTTCCCACCGCCACGCGCCCCGCTTGAACGGGGCGACGAAATAGAGCGGCCGTTGCGCGAGTTTGAACGCGTCGACGGCGCCCGGGACCAGGGCGCCCGCGACCGTCCACCCCGCGACCTTGTCGTGGGTCACCGTGTACCCTTCGACGGCCGCGGCCGTGTAATACGCCCATTTGACGGCCGCGACGCGCCCGCGGATCGTTTGCACGGGCGCCCGTTACGGGATCACGGGATCCATTGTCCACGGGCCCGCGCCCGCGAACGTCCCCGCGGTTTTGATCGCGCCGTCGTGGGCGACTTCGATCGACGTGTCGAGGTACGCCAGGCCCGAGAAAAAGTACGTCGGCGCCAGGTCCGACGGGATCAGTTTCAGGAACACGGCGACTTCGCCGAGCGCGACCTGGAACAGCGGGGGCGACAGGGTTTCATCCCAAATCCCTTCCAGCTTCCCTTCGATCGACGGCAACCCCTGGACCGACACTTTCACCGTGTCGCCGAAACACGTCGCGTCGGCGCGATCGCGTTTCAGGTCCAGGGACCAGGTATTCAACACCGCGACGGGGACCGCGGTCGCGCCCCCCGTCGGGTCCATTTCGACCGACCCGTGTGATCCATGTCTGCGCGCCATTTTGCTCCCCCTCTACGTATCCGTGGGCGTCACGATCAGTTCGTACCGCGCCCCGCCGTGTTGCCAGGTGTTCCCGTCGACGTTTTCCGTATACCGGACCCGATCGACCCACCGACAGACCATCAACCCCGCGCCCGCGCCCGGGGGGAACGGGATCGGTTGTCGGTCCAGTAACGCATTGATCCGCGCGTCCGCGGCCGCGACCGCGGTCGTCCCGGTACTCTGGACGACCGCTTTCACGACATAGATCAACGCGCGCCAGGAATCGACCCCGCCAAATTCCATTTGGGACCGCGACGTCGACGCGCTGACGATCGCGAACCGGGTCGACGCTTGCGGCGCCAGATCCCAGTACACCCCGTCGGGGAGGAACCCGGTCAGTTCGGGATCCGCGGTCAGTTTCGCGATGATCGCGCGCTCGACGTCGGACGCGTTGATCACGTTTTGTCCCCCGCGACGGTGATCCCCTGCGCGCGGACCATGTCGGACACGGCCGCGGTTGCGGCGCGGCGGTCCCGTTCCGTAATGGGAAGGAACGTCGCCCGCGGGGTCGTGCGCGCGGTCCCGAATTCGTACAAATGCGCGTGCGGCGCGTTCGACACGAGCGTGTACAGGGTCGCGACCCCGCGGGCGGTACGCTCGACGATTCGGACCCCCGCGCGGAGCGCGCCCGTCACGATCGGGTACGCGGCCAGGACGCGCGCTTCGGCCTGGCGCGCGTGCCGAATCAGGATCGGATCGGCGCCGCGGTTCAAGGTCGCGGGGAGCGCGGCCAGGTCGCGGAGCAAGTCGTCGAACCCGCGGAGTTCCATTTTTGCCGACATCAAATCGTTTCCTTCGCGAATAGCAGTAGATCGGTCGGCCGTTCCCGCGGCCGCGCGAGCCCCGTCACCAGAAAGATCCGCGTCGCGCCTTCGATCACGGCGACGATCCGGGATTTCACCGTGACGTCGACCCGATCCCGCCCGTGAATGATATGCGTCGCCGTCGCGACCGTCGTTCCCGCCGTTTGTCGTTCCAGGTCGCGCACGGTCGCGGGACGAATATCGATCGGCCAGGCGGGGGGTTTGTCGGTCCAGACTTCGATCGTCCCGCCCCCGCCGTCGGACACGACCGACACCGCTTGCACTGTCCCGACGTGTCGAAAATCGCCGATCCCCATAGGTCACGCGAGCGCGGGATCGCGCGATCGGACGGTCAGGTGGGCGATCGCGCTCCAGACCCGATCGTCGTTCGCGCCCCCGTCGCCGAATTCGTCGCCGCGATGTTCGTACAAATGCGCGGTCAGAAGTAGCACGGCCATTGCGACCCACGGGGGCGCCGTCGTCGCGTCCCACGTCGGATCGTTCTGTCCCTTCAAATAGTCGCGGATCGTCGCGCTCGCGGCCTGGAGTTTTTGCGACACGTCGGCGTCGTGTAGCGTGTCGGTGACGTGTAGATGTTCCTTCGCAACCGCGAGCGTGACCAGAAGGGGATCGGTCGCCGCGTCGCGGGGCGCGAGCGCGGGGGGCGCCAGGAACGCGACCGACACGGGCCCGACCGCGAGCCCCGTCGGGGTCGCCGCGCGGGTCACGATCGGGAGTTCCAGCGATCCGATCCGCTGGACGGGGGCGCGGAGTAGTCGCGCGTACAGGAACGTCGACCCCGCCCCCTCGA